TGACCATAAAGAGCAGAAAATACAGCGTTTGTAGCTATATCTTTTGCCGCATCCTTACCACCTTCGTCACCATAAAATTCACCAATGTCAGTAATTTGTTCGTATAAATTACTAAACGAGTTTTTTATAGATTGCCAAGTGCTAATCTTTGGAGGTGATTCCAATGAACCATCTTCCGATACTGAGGCCGTATTGTTTTTTGATCCCGCAGTTGCCTCTACAGTTGCAGGATCCGATATCTTTCCCGGCGAGTTGTAGTGTTTAACTACCGAAGCTATAGCTTCTTCAGACTCACCAGCGTCTATCATGCGCTGCACGATTACTTCTAATTCTTTCATGAGTAATTTTGTTTATGAATATTTTGTTATATAATCTTGAGCTGTCATTTGCTCAGGGTTTTGTTGGCTTGCATTGTTAAGTTTTGGCCAAAGGTTATCTGGTATATTTTGTCCAGATAGTAAATGATATAAATCACTTGGATTTGTAGGGTCTATTAAAGCAACCTTGTTACCTGAATAGTATTCAAATAAACCAGGCTCTTCTTCAGAAGGTATTATTTCATCATTACCAGTTAATATACTATTTAAATAGCTAGCATCACCTTGAGATAACATATCCCAACCATTTAATACATTATTCATTCTAGCTTGATATTTTCTTGCAGAAGCTGTACCTCCAGGTAACTTATTATTTGAAGATTTAGCTGAAGATGATTGAGCGGCTGTATTTTTAAAAGACTGTACATAAGAGTCTATTACAAATTGTCTTAATTCATCTTGCCTACTATCATCGTGTAATAACAATGGGTCTACACCTAAACCACCTGGTACAATAAAATCATCAGCGGCTAAAGACTTAGCTGTGTTGATTTTACTAACTAACTTTGTCATTTTCATACGATATAGGTTTTCTGTATGTTTATCAAAAGGTCTACCAGCTTTGTAAGCGCTATCATTCATATCTATTATATCTTGAGCAGCTACGTTATCTTTTACAATATAATCGTCCATATCGTTAAACTTAGCATAACCTTCTTCATTAGTAAAAAATATATCCCCAGTTTTACCGATCTTCATGTTCATTTTATCAGTATATACATTAGATAATAAACCTAATTTAGTGCTACTATTTGCCCTACTCATTTGACCATTAGTTTCTGTTACTAAATAATCTTCTTTGTATTTTTTAAAATTTTCAAACTGTGTATTTAAATTAGCTACTCTATTTTGAACAGCAGATAATTGTTGTCTAAATTGTAGGTTAGCAGGACTACCAGCTTCTGTTTCTTTTATTTTTTTCTTTAAATAGAAAGTCTCTTGTATAGCTTGATTTGAAAATCTAGTTACCTCTCCTTTGTACTTTGGAGGAACTTTAGATATATCTACGCCTTCAGGTATTTTATCAAAATAAGCATTAGCTTCAGCGTTGCTTCTTTGTTTGTAATACTCTTCTCTTAGTTTAAGTTCTTCTCTATTTACAGAGACATTATTATTTTTATCTTTAACTACTAATCCTGAACCAACTAAATCCGCAAAATAATCTTTATCTAATAAATTCATAATCTAATTTTTATTAATATTGAACACCACCTGATTGACCAACTCTATGTAAAGAGCCACCTGGCAATGTTTCACTACCAAATCCAGTTACTTGACCTATACCACTCATTAATTGGTCAGTAGCTGCTTGTTTAGCCGCTATAGCATCAGTAAATCTTTGCTCAGCTCTACCAAGCATACCAGCGTTTCTTGAAGCTTGAGCTTTTCTATTATACATTTCCCCTTGAATAAACCTTTGGTTTAATACATCTTGTTGGGCCATTTGTTTCATTTGGTTAGCTTGCTCTTGAGCCCCTATACTAGCTGTAGCTCTTTGTAAGTTTTGAGATTGCTGATTAGCCATTGATTGCGCTAAAGCAGCTATACCACTACCTCCTGCTGCTCCTTGAAGATTACCCATTGTGTTAGCTAACGATTGTTGTTGTTGCGCGGCTAACATATCTGCTTCTTGTGTATTGACAGTTAAGTCTTCATACACATTCTCTTGATTCATATATGGGTTTGATATATCCTGACTTTCTAAAGCCGCTAATTGTTTATCATAACCAAGTTCTGCTTCTCTTAATTCTCTCTTTCTAGCTCTACTACCTATCATAGATCCTATGATATTCATACCTCCAGACTTTAAGAAGCCTTTGGCCATTCCAAATAAATTTGCACTACTCATATTTTCTTTTTTATTATAGTTATATTATTACACATTATTTACTACTTTCAAATACTTCCGAACTTATGTGAAAAATTTCAGCATGTGTTTCACTGTTGTTAGATAGTTTTACTTCTGCGTAGTAACCTGTCATAGTTGAGGCATTACCTCTATTGTCTTTACTAAACATTATATAATCACCACTTGATGGTCTAGTTAGATCATCAGGTATATTACATGTTAATGAATATGGTGGGTTAATTGCTGTGCAATCCCCCATTTTAATTATATTATTAGCTGTGTTAAAAGTACCAACAGTACTTGTTTTACAGTAATATATAATATCTCCTTTTTGAACTGAATCTTGTATGGGGACTGCGAAAGTTAAAGTTATACTTGCCATATTCTATTTTTTATAAGGAAACATTTTATTTAAATTTTCCTTTCTTCTATTACACCCACAGTTAGGGTTTATTTTTTCTACAACCTTTTTTATTCCAGTTGCTTTTGTAATTTTTTCTATAGTATCGCCTAATCCTTTTGATTTCATTTTAACAAATTGTTGCGTTTTGACTATTTTCTGCGTCTGTTCTACTGTTGTAATACTTATCATCATGTACGTAAGCCGTAGGTGTTCCATTTGTGTGAGATCCTATAATTTTACCAACCATAACTGATCCAGAACAACCTACTCCTAACCTAACCCACTTATTAGTTAAACTACCAAAACTCAAACAAGTTGCTGCTAAACTACCACTACTACAAACTTGTGTTCCATGCACATAATGTGTCGATGTATAATTACCACTTGTATTATAAGTATCTACTCTAAATCTAGATGTAGTACCTTCACTAACATCGTTTATTGTTATTGTAAATGCTTTTTCAAAATACAAACTTCCATGAACAGAATCAGTAGATCTTACTCTAATAGAGTATGAGTTTTTAGTTTCATAATCAAAAGAGGTACTAGCTCTTAAATTACTACCACTTATATTAAAGCTTGAGTTATCCGTGCTACCTGTACCAGATACTAAAGTGTAAGTATAACTTCCAGCTCCATCAGGATCAGTTGACGAGAATGCTCCAATAACTGCATTAACTAAATTATTTTCATTAATTGATGTAGCAGATAGCGATATGTTAGTTGGCGCATCAGCTACAGCCGCTACAACAACAGTTGCTGTTGCGGTATTACTATCTTGATACCCGTCATTACATTTCCATGTAAAAGTTGTAGTACCATTCCAATTTGCGTTTGGTGAAAACGTAACGTTAGATCCAGATATACTAACAGTAGCATTTGCTGGGTTACCAACTATACTATAAGTTAAAGTATCACTATTAGCATCTGTTGCTTTACCTGATAAATCAATAGTAACATTAGTATCTTCATTAGTGTTATATGAATGACTAGTTGCCACTGGAGGTAAGTTTATAAAATTATCTAAAGCTAAAGTATGAGTTGATACAGCTTCGCCAAAACTTTCTAAATCTACATTTACAGTAAAGGTTAAACTGCTATACACATTGTTGTCAGCTGGAACATAAGCCGTACCATTAGACGTTATAGATTTTATAATCATGTTACTATCACCAGTTTCACCATTACAGTTAACAGCCACAAAATCACTTTCAGTTGGTAATCTTCTTAAAGCCATACTGACATTATCAGTTAAAACTAAGTTTATTGTTTTACTAATTAATGAATTAGCAACTTCTTGGTTAACAGATCCACTGTAAGCTTGGCTAGGTGAACTAGTGTAAGATCTTCCAGATGCTGAGTTTGTAGCTACAGTATATGTGACATTAGCTAAAGCAGCAACTGTAAATGTAGCAATACCATCTGAATTTGAATCTATAGATGTGCTTAGATCTGTGCCACTATAAGAAGTGCTGTTCAATGTAAATGTATATGTTTCCGCTGATGTTATAAGCGGATAATCAATTAAAGTTGTAAACTGACCAGTAGAACCTATTGTTATATTTAAATCAGCACCACTTGTAAAATTACCGTTTGTAAAATTATACTTATTACCATTAGACTTAACCAGTGTTAGCTTTACCTGTGCTCCAACATCACCATATATTGTTAAAGCTCTTTTCGTTCTAGCAAAAGATAAAGCACTTTGATCATGAACAAAAGAACTTATTATTTTATTTCCAACAGCAGGTATTGTACCAGCCGCATTAGCTGTAAATGTTATAGCATCACCAGTAGAACTTTGATTAAAAGTGTATTTAACAGTAAAAGTTTTAGCTGTTACTAAACCATTTGATTCAGTTACAGTTGACGTTACTTCGTAATTAGATGAATTATTAGATGTTATAACATAACTAGGTTCATCAACAAAGTATTTACCACTAGCAGCGGTATATGTTCTTGTAAACAAAGTTACCGTAGTTGGTTTAACACCTGATCCAGTATATGGTTGAGTAGCTGTATTAACAGTAGCATTAGTCAACGTGTTTGTTATACTTCCGGATACGGTTAATGGTTCTTGTTTAGCTAAAATAGCAGCACCATCAATATCAATAGTTAAAGTAACATCATTATTACCAGGATTATAAGTATTTGTTAGATCACATGTGACAGTAACAGTATTGTCTAAAGCATATGCTGTTGTACTATCCGCTAACGTTATAGTGCTTATTCCAGTTGGAGGTGATTGTTTTGAAAAATCAGCAGCTCTAACAACGTATCCTTCATCTGGTGTTATAATTAAAACCTGATTAGCAGTAGTTCCTACCGCTTGGTTTTTAGTTACATCTACCGCAGCTTGTGTTATAGTGCAATTAATTAATGCCATATTAGTCGTTATTTTCTACTATTGTTATTGTTATCTTACTAGGTGTTGTGTCTCCAGTTGGATTAGCTGATAATTTACCTATACCTTGAACAGAAAATTCTTTAGTATCTAGATTACCACTCTGGTTAGAGTTGTTCCAAGTTGTTTCAGTTCCTTGTATATAACCAAACCATTTATTTTCTTTTCCTTTAAACTGGTGTACTGTACCATCTTGTAAATCTGTTGTTATAAAATTTGTATACCAACCATTTTTAGCTACATTGTTAAAGTATTCATTGTCTGTTAAGTTTTGTATCACTTTACTTTGAGTACCCTCATAGTTAAGAGTGTTAAACCCTTTCACAGTGTCAGGACCATCATTGAAAATAATATTAACTGAGGATTCATAGAACTTAGTAGCATCGTTTTCACCAGCAGATGTATCATAAAATCTATTTCTCTTGGTATTCGTATGTGACCACAGCTCACCATTTTTAAAAGTATAAAATATATTATTTAATGATAATCCATTTTCTGGTATAAATGATTTTCTACTAGGCCAACCTTGAACTGTTTCCATAAATGAAACTGTATCATCAAAGTTTCTTATAGCGTTACTCTGTAACGTTACATTATATAGATCTTTACTATCGTCATAATATCCTAATATAGTATCTGAGCTAGCTAACTTATCCTTAAAGTAATCATCCATACCGTAGTTAGATATTTCTGTTACTCCGTCCATAGAAAGTCTCAACATTTTACCTCTTGGCTTATCAGCAAAATAACATCTATAAGCATAGTTAGCAAAACTTTCTGGGTTAACACCTATACCAAACTCTCCAAATGTAGGTGGTATAATTGCTTGACCAAGAACTGCATTAGAAGCTGTTAAGTTAGCATTACCATCAGCATTATATAAAGCATCTTTATTAGCTAATATCTTAACAACCTTATCTTCGCAAAAAGCTAACAAATCAGTTTCTCTTGTATGTAGTAACTGTATACTACCATATTCAGGATTTAAATCTTTTGTTACTTTATCAGCCATAACAAATTGATTTAAATAATTTATACCAGATGTAGAATTAAATATACCAGAGTATATTAATCCTGTTTTCTTGTGTTCTTCTTTATATTGTTCAGCTAATACTGATGAAGCTTTAACACCTTTAGATATTTGAGAAGCGTTGTAATCATCTCTAATTCTATTAGATTCTACACCATTAGCAAAACTATAACAGTTATGATAATCTAAACTTTGTGTTGTAGCATGTGTGTTTATAGCGAAAGCATTACTAGCTTCATAGTATATGTCTAATTCAGCTACTTCTTTTGGTTCTGTCTCCCATATAGCTGGGTTACTAGAGCTAAATCCTTCAAGATCATTATCATCTACATATAAAGTACCTATTTGTATAGGTAAATTGTTATCTATATCTGTTGTTATACCACTTATATTATCTTCTGGTGCCCACTCTACAGGTTTATCTAACTTAATAGTCCAATATATAATTCTACTACTAGCAAAAGTACCAGATCTTCCTCCACCATTACTTTTTCTTCCTTTATATCCAACACCTCTGTTTCTAGCCCAACCTTTTATTTCATAAACAGTATCGTTAGGATCACCTGAAAATTTTATATAATTACCAACAGATTCTATACCGTTAACCATGTCTTTATATTGTGGCTCTACAGTGTTACCAAATTTAACCCACTCACCCCAAGCATCATCTTGGCCATTTTTATTATTTTTAAACTTATCACCAAAATTATGAAAACCTATTTCTATAACATCTTCTCCTTGTCTTATACCGAAACCTTGAATATCGTTAAACGCGTTTGACCCTGTATCTACATCATCACCTTGATTTCTATTATTTTGTATGTCACCAGATATATTTAATTGTTTAAAGAAATCCATTCTACCCCATCTACATATATGCCAACCAGCAGGGTGACTACCATTACCTTTGTTTTTCTCTCTCCAAAAATTATATCTACTAGATTGACTACCACCTGTGTCATAACCTAAAGATGTAGTTGATGTGCTACCATTAGCACCTCCACCTACTTGCCAATAATTCTGTTGTGCAAGTATTCTTAATTCATCAAGATTATTAAACCTCAATATATTTTGCTCTAATGTAGTATCTCTAAATATTTTAGCAAAAAATCTACCTTGAAACTCTGGATTTAATTTCTTAACTTTTTGTGCTATTTCAATTTTCATTTGAGGACTTTGTACATTCGTACCACCACCAACGGTACCTAGCCATTCAACATCAGATTCATCAAATGTACCATCAATTGTTATTTGCCAATATTTTGTTTTACCATCATCTACTGGTAAGTCATCAGTTGTACCCGCGTAGTCTAAGTCTGCTACGGTAGGTTCATAGCTAATTAAAGCTACATCGTAATACTTTGTAATATTAGCACCTTTTTTAATTCTTACAACCAGATCAGATTGACTGTGTATTGCTGTTGCAGATAAATTTACCTCATCAGCACTACCAGTTGTACCTCCAAAATTTACTTTCCATAATTCATGTGGTATTCTAATAAATGATGTTTGTTTTTCTGGATAACCACCTGATACAAATAAATTACCGTCGCTATTTGCTACAGCATGTCCTTTTGAAACCTTTTCTATAGTTAAAAATTCTGGAGCATTGTTTTCAATAGCTAATATTTTATATCTTGCCTCTTCCTGAACAAAAGTGTCAGAGTCATGTCTTTTCTTTAATACTATAAATGTTTCCTCACTTACTTTATTTCTTTCTGATGAAGGAAAAGCTAACCAAACGTTTCCATCTTCTGCTGGATAATGTCTATCCATTGATAAATTATAATACTCAGCAGATGTTTCTTTTACAAAATATTTATAATGTGTAGCCCAAGATGGAGGATTACTGTCCATAGATATTTGTAGTACATTATACTGATTAGCTTGATCTTTATCTAATATTATCGAACCAGATGGATCTGTTAAAACCGGTGTTTCTCTACCAAACTCGTCTTTATAAACAATACCTATTTGATAAGTCCTCATTGATTTTAATGATTTACCAGGATAACCAGCTTCATAATCAGAATTATTAGCTTGTACTATTGACACGTTAAACTTAGGGGTTATTTCGCTATTGTCAATATCTTTTAGATCATATTGTTGTAGATAATTACCATATACTATTCTATTAGCAACTAATTCTTGTGATTGAGCTTTTTTAGGAACGTTGTCCCATGGTCTCAATAACTCCATAGATGGTAAAACTTTGTATATAACCTCTGATTTTATTTCAATAGAATTACTAGCCCACTCATCATCACTTGGTTTTATCGACTTTACAGTGTAAACATTTGTGTTTGAATCTTCTTTATATAGTATATCTACTTCAACTACGTCTTTAGGTTTTTGTGTTGTTTTAAAATTAGATATAGTTAATTTTCTTAATTTATTAACCATACCTTTATTATAACCTTTTCTAGGTTCATAATCAAACTCTTGTGGTAAAAATGCTACTTGTGAAAATGGACCCATAGCAGAGTATTGACCATCTGAATACTTATACCTATAAGCAAATCTTGGAAACTTAAACTCAAATAGAGCTTTTTTCTCCATGAGTACAACTTTCCAATCCTTATTACCACTCGGAACATCTTCCGGTACAGCGTCCATGTTTACCTTAAAACTACTAGCGTTTGTAGGCGATGTAGCTAAAACACTTAATATAACTTCTTCATTTTCACTTTCGTCTAACAATGTTAACTTAACTCTATCACCTACTGATAGATTAATATCTGATGTAAAATCTACAAAACCATTGTTTAATGGATATACTAAACCTGACTCGTAAGGTTCACTGTTACTATCAGTAAAAGAAACTTGTAGCAAAGATGTTTCAACTATACCAGATGTTCTAGATGCAGCCATAGTTAAAGTAGGAGCTTCAATAGGTGCTTTCTTTATAACAGTAATGTCATCAATAGTAAAGTTATAACTTGTAGTTCCATCAGATTCATCTATCAGCGTAGTGTGTGTAGAATAGTTTGAGCTACCCGCTTTAAATCTTTTTATATCTATTTTTTTAGGTTCAGAGTTGTTATCAGTCCAATATATAAAACCTTCTATTATATTAACACCTATTATTTTATATTTATTTTCTGTGCTAAAGTTTAAAATATTATTAGCGTCAACAACTACTGGTGATACTTCTTTAGTATATTGATCGTATTCAGCTATAACATCTCTGCTAGTTCCAGATATAAACCAATATATTTTATCATTAGCCGTATCTCTAACAGATCCAATACACTTAGCGCCTGCTACGTTAATAGCACTTGAATAAGCTAACTCGTTACCAAGTATGTTTTGAGCAGTACCTACATCACTACCCTCAGAACCAGCAACTTGTATATTTAAAGCGTCTCTATACTCACCGTTAGGAATTAACCTTTCGTCTAGGTCTTTATTCATTTTACCCATACGAAAATTTCTTTTTAATTCCGCCATTTAATTAATGTTTTATTTGTTTTGACTTACCTCTCATAACTTGAGTAAGTTCTCCTATTTTCAAATTAGATAATCTTAATTTAGCTTGTCTTATAGCAGCAAATCTTTCTTTTTTAAATCTTGCTACTAAATATTCAGGCATATTTTCTCTTGTGGATAAAATAGCATGCGCTAACCATTTATACATAGCTTCTTCAGCAAACTTATGTACTATTCTCTCATTGTCTGTCGCTAAGCTATCACTTATATATTTTAAAGTTATTGTTTTGTTTATTAAGTCAGAACTAAAATGTATTCTACCTCTTTTGTAATCTATATAATAAACACCGTTGTTTTGAGCGTTTTCTGGATTTAAACCAAATCTCTTACCAGTATCAGTATTGTATTCATATATGTTTTCATCACTACTAGTGTTACTACCAGAATTATCTTTAAAGGATAACCAAGTGTCAGAGTCACTAGCTTCAGATAAATCGTTATTAGTAAACATGTAGTTATAATTACCGTCTTGCAATATAGCTGTTGGATTACTTGTTTTTCTAGCGGGATATATAATGTGCTCTAAACCGCTGTCATCTTTAAAACTAACTTGAACATGATTAACAAAGTCATGTGGTAAAGGCATGGTTAATGAATTTGGTATTTCTATTTCCTGAGACTTAGTTGATCTAAAAACATCATAACTAAGTTCTTGTATTGCTCTTTGAGCGTGGAATAAAACATCTTGTCTTTTAACTCTAGGTATTACTTTACCTTCACCGACATAAGATATTATAAAGTTATTAATTATATCTTTTAAAGATATAAATTGATAATTACCGTAATTTTCATCACCAGTATTAAAGTTACCATCTGCACCTTCATAGTACGCTTTTTGAGTTCCTGTAAATAATGCCATTTATTATGATTTTTCTTGTGTTAATTGTTGTTGCTCTTCAGCCGCTGCTAATTGATATAAGTTTGGATCTTTTATAAGTATACCAGCTAACTCTAATATTTTTAATACTAAATTCTTTTCCTCTGATTGATGTAGTTCAAAGTTTGTTGTATAGGCAGGGTCAGAGTTATATAATGGTTTTTCATTAACTATTGTGTAACCCCATGCAACCTTAGCAGGTCTAGCTATATAATTACAGACAACATTATCACTACTACCTATTGTAGTTGGGTATATCTGTATTCTACGTTCTCTATTTGTTTGAGTGTCTCCAGCTGCCGAAAATCTAACATAAACAGGATAAGTTTCTGTTGGAGCTGTTAAAGGTGAGTTCAGTATATGATGTACTTCGTTTTGATTTATTTTTTCTACTTCAGCATCATAACCACATTTGTCCGTGTATATTTCACCCATTCTATAATAATCAGGTAAAACTCCTACACCGCCGTTTGACATAGTTACAGTTTGTCTATACTTTTCAAAATGATCTATTTTTTCATTTATAAGATCAATCATATCAGCATAAGTTGTATCATTTTTCCTTTGCAAAACTTCTTCAAACTGACTTAAGTCGTAAAAATATTGTTCAAATATCATCATTTGAGCTTGATTAGCTAGTAAGTTAAACTCTATAGGTGTTATATAACCTCTTTGTTCTTTGTTAGCTATATTTAAAACTCTTTGATATACTGTATCTATGCTTACTGCCATAATTTCTTTTTATTTATAGTAAAGGCCACCTTTATAGTGACCTTACTATAAAAGTGACTATTTAAAGTCTTTTTTGTATTGATGTTAAAACCTCCATACCTTCGTCGGTTTTAAACCACGCCGCTAATGCTGAGTAAGGATGTTCGTCTAAGGGAACAGTAAATAATATTCTACCGTTACTAGCCCATTTAAACTTCCTGTTATCAGGCGACAATGTTAGTATACTAGCTTCAACAGCTTTTATACCTATATTTCTAAGTTCTACGTTATCATCTTGAATTAATTCTAAGAACATAAGAGGGTTTCTTTTTGCCATTAGCAATACATCTCTTTTAATTTCCTTAGAAGTCATGTTAGATACCTTAGAACCAATCTCTACTCTTAATATAGCTTCTGCTTGCTCTATATCTATCTCTTTAGCCGCAACTAAAGCTGCAATCTCAGCTTCTATATAATCTAAATCATTACTTGCTATTTGCACCTCATCATGTTCATAATATATAACATCTTTCATTGGGTGATATAGTGATAATAATTTTTGTAAATTTTGCTTTCTTTTTGGTACTACTAAAGTTCCATTTTTAAAAGCTATGTGACCTAAGGTTGCAACACCTTTTTGTTCAGATACAAAAGGAGAACTCATGTTTGTAGCATATCTAAGCTCTTCTTGTTGACCACTTTCAGTGTCAAACCATAATAATGGTTTTCTTCTTGTATGTCTACCTGGTATCACATATAATAAAGGAGTTTCACCTTTTAGAACATAAGTTCTATCTTTTACTTCCCATTCAGCTGGGTTTTGTATTTTTTTCTTTGCCATAATATAATATAATTAAAAAGTTAAAATAAAAGCCTAGGGAGCCGAAGCTCCCTTTGCTTTTAATTATTGTTGTAGATTACTAGTCAGCATCTCCAATTACTCCGTCACCAGACTTAAGCAAAATAAAGTTATTTGCTCCCTGAACACATAAACATCTCTCAGATAAGAAATGTACGTTCATAGCGTCTTCGTCAGAAGAGAAGTTACCTCCAACAGAACCTGTGATCCAAGATTTCATTCTTCTATCATCAGCTTCTGAAGCTCTATATCTAACATGTAGGAAAGGTCTTTGAATGTTCTTTCCAAGAATCTGATCATAAACAGTAGATACACCTGCTGGTACAACCACACCTTCTACATCTTTAACTAAACCTCTAGTAGTAGAGTCGTTAAGATATTTCCAGTCAGTTTTGTAGAAGTCATAAGAACCTCTTCTGAAACCAGAGAAACCTAAGTTTAATGCCATATCTTCAGAGTTGTCAAATACACCATAAGATGTACCACCAGCTCCGTAAGAATTTTGAGTTGCTAACATGTTATCGATAGCTAATGAAACTCCTCTATTAAGGAATAACATATTTTCTTCGATAGCACCTTGCTTGTCTAATTCTTGTAGGATGTTATCAAAATCAGCTAATCCATCAGTCGCATGTGATCCACCGAAATCAGCGTCAGAGTAAACTAATCCTCTTGCGTTGATAGCAGCAAATAAACCTTCAGTACCTTTAACAGTGAAACTGTTAGATCCAGCACCTGGGTCTGCAGTAAATGAATGTGCAGCTTTTTCTGATTCAATCATAACCATCTCTAATTGATCTTCAAATCTTAATCTTGCTTCATGCTCAGATTTAAGATACCAAAGATAACCTGATGTTCCAACTTCTGTTGCAACTTCAACCCAACCGATCTGTGCAGTATCAGAACCGTTTACAGAATATTTGTCTCTAATAATGATTGGAGAATTGTTAAAGTATTCGCTTTTAGCGTTTACAGTATTTCCAACATTGATAGAGCCTTTTCCGTATTCAGAACCGTATACAAATACAGCGATTCCTGTCGTTGCAGCATTGTTAGCCCAACCACCTGCAGCAGCGTCAGCTAAATCAGCAGACTTATAAGGTACAGCAGTAATAGTAGTAGAAGAAGGTTTAGCAGTAACGTAAACTTTTGTAGTTTTACCGCCTTTACTTACAACTAATGTATCACCAATGTTAATATAAGATGCATTATCAGCACTTGCAAATGTGATTTTGTTTAGAGCAGCGTCTCCACTAGCAGCAATTGAACAATCGTCAAATGCAATGTGGATTCTTCCCTGCTCAGCCCAAACAACCTGATCAGAAGCCATTGGCATTTCAGCGCCAACCATTCTTAAAAATCCGCCGATCGTTCTGTTTCCATAACGCTCAACTTCTTTTTCATAAACTTCTGGTAAGAATTGCTTAGTGAAATTAAAGTCATTACCTGTAATTGACAGGTAATTACTCCCGAATAATGTTTTATCCGGTCTTGGGGTAAGGTGCTGTGCGCTAGCCCCACCCGAGAATGTTCCTAAAGCCATTTTTGTTTAATTTTAAGTTATTTTCGTTTTATTTTAAATTTGAAGTCACTTGAAGAGTCTCCAGATACCGCTCTTACTTTAAAGCCGCTAGCATCTCTAACTTTTTCGTGAGTACCACGAGCAGACATGTCAACGTTTTTAGCTTTTGCCATACTTTGTTTTATAGCATCAGCTTTACCTTGTTCGTAAAAGTGTTGAGCGACTAGGTCAGGATTCATTGCTGTAAATAAAGATTTATGATAACCTTCTGCATCAGTAATATGTTGAGTATCTTTGTCTACAAATTTACTCACAAAATTATTAATATTGCTTTGAGTTTCTTTAACCTTACCAGCGTCCTTTACGTTAAATCTATATTTTTTATCTCCTACTTTGTAATCAAAACCTTTGAAACTTTCAGAAAAAACCTTATCGGTTTTATTTAAAAATACAGAATTAGCCTCTTCGCTTATCTTCTGATTCTTCTCATAACGGTTGAAAAAATCTACAGCTTTTTGTTGTTCTTCATTTAAATTAGAACCAGCTTTGATTTCTTCGTAATATTTAGACTTTAACCCGTCTAAGTGGGACTTAGCATTTGCAACTTGCTCTTTTAATGCCAATTTTTTTCTCTTAACAACTCTTTCATCTTCCTCATCTTCACTATAACTAAAGTTATCTTCCATTAAAAAGTTAACTTCATCATCAGTTAAATGTGGTTTAGTTGTTTTATAGTATTCTCTTAACAAAGATTTATCATCATGTTTTGAATAATCCTGATTAAGTCTTACATAATCTTCTAAAGAACCACCAGTTTCATTCATAAAGTCTATAACTTTCTGTATGTTTTCTGGTAGTTTTTCACCAGTTTGTTGAGATTGTTCTACAACCTCCTCAACCTCTTCTTTTAATTCTTCAACCTTCTCTTGAACCTCTTGTTCTTGTTCTTCAGTTATTTCCTCAAGCACAGGTTGTTCTTCTGGTTCCTCTTGTACTTCTTCTACTTCAGTTTTAGGACTTCCAATTTGATTTGATTCAGCATTAGGATTTTTATCATCAATGCTAGTTAAATCTAATTTAATTGTTCCGTCTTCTAAAACTTCGTTTTTAGGTTTTTCTTCTTTAACCTCTTCGGCAACCTCTTTTTCTGGTTGCTCTTCAACAGTTTCTTGTTTATCTACTGTTTCTTCAACAACCTCTTCAAGAGGCTGTTTCTCTTCTTTATTTTCTGCCATAATATAATATTATAAAATTTAACAAATGTTATCTTGGATCAAAAGCATTTAATCCAAATCCACCACCTAATATATCATTACTTGACGACTCAAAGTTTTTAGGTGGTTTTCCTGTTTTTCTCTGGTCGATTAGTTCGGACTGTTGACTAGCTTGTATTCTAGTTCGTTCGTCCTTACGATCTTCTTTCTTTTTTTCATTAGAATTAGCTACATCAAGTTCCATTTGCTTAAGTCTACTATTGATCATAAACTCATGGTTCATTAATTGCTTTTTAAGCATAGCTTCTTTTTCTAATTTCTGCATATCTAAAGTAGACTGTTGTTGTGCTAATTGAGCTTTTTGGTTTGTTATAGCTTCTTGTTTTTCTACTTCTGCCTGTGCAGCAACTTGTTGTGCCTGAGCATTTGCTTGAGCTTGTTGTTGTATATTAGCTTGAGCTTGTTGCTGTTCTAATTCCATTTTCTTCTTACGTCTTAATTTAAGAAGTTGATTAGCTAGTTTTATATTTTTAATATCTCTTAAATCAATAGCATCTTCAATATCAATACTTCCTTGTTGAAGACCCATTTGGATATTATTTTCTAGCATTTGTTTTTCTTCTTCATCTGGCGCCATTTCAATAAATATACCAAAATCATACAAATGTAAATTAGACATTTCTTCTAACGTAGCAACATTGTGTGCACCTATTTGTTGTATAAAAGCATCTCTTGTTGGTGAATATTCTATAATATCTGATATTCTTAACATTATAGCTTCAGCTACTTCTGCAGTTATAAACATACTACTTTGTAATATATGTCTAGTTGCTGTGTTACTATTAGCAGCAGCTAATTTTTGAACACCAACTAAAGCATCTTTTGAAGGCGAACTAGCATCTCTTGCTTCATTTAATCCGGTGACATCTCTTATCATTTGTAAATAATAATTATATGTTTGGATTAATGATTGTAATTTAGCACCACCTGCACCTGACTGTATTTCCTGTATTGGAACTTTACCTGGGTTCATATCACCCTCGCTAGTCATAGATCTACCTATAATAGAACCAGTTTGGAAAAACATATTTAAAGCTTCTTGCGGATTGTAATTAGTACCGTTACCTAAATCTATTTCAGCAAGACCATCTGCGTCTAAATAAATACCATCTGGTACTAATCTAGACATTACTTGTTGTAATTTAAGATGTGTTAATTGTATCATATCAGCAAAACCAGTTATTCTACTAACTAAGCTTTCTATTCTACCTTTGTAAATTCTAGGAGCAACAATACTATAATTCATTTTAACCTTAGTGAAATCACTTTTAGGTCTCATCATGTTTCTAGCAAGTTCCCATTTTAGTAATTGTTTAGAACCTAGAACTATAGCGCCTTCATACAAAACCTCTATAGATCTAGACATTTTACCAAACCTAGCTTCTAACTCAGCGTCCATTTGCGGATTAAACGTATCGTCTTTTACTATTATCTTTGTAGCACCAGTTGCTGTTTCTTTTACTTTATACACTTCGTTAGCGTATGTTTTATAATTGAAATATAAAACTTGTATTTGATTTTTATCTGTTTGATTTGATTCAGATAAATTTCTGTTGTAATAACCAGAATTTTGGAAACCTTGACCTAAAGCCTTTTTTAAACCATCTTCATCTAAATCAGGAAATTCTTTTTTTAATTCGTTTAAAGGTACACTTTTAACTTCACCAACGTAATATATATCATCAAAATAAGGATCTTCTGTATAAGAATAAATTAAATTTGCTGGATCAACGTAATTTAATTTAACTCCTTCAGCTTTTGAAAAAGTAGTTTTTGCAGCACCTATACCTAAAACAGTTAAATCATAATTTAATCTTTTTCTAATTAAATCATAATTGTTACCTTTAAATACAGTTTCAATAGCTTGTTCTTCAGCAATTTCTACAGCTTGCTTGTAATTAAGCTGCATGTGTAATTCTAACTCCTGTATATTATCTGGCAACTCTTGATCTGGGTTTTGTCTCAAATCAACACCAAATGAATTATAAACAAACTCAGTCATATCTTTAGTTTCCATATCTAACAATATAGATTCCATATATTGAGTACGTTTACTTACACCATGTGGATCTTGTGAGAATGCTTTTACATCAAACATTCTTTCTGATATACCATTAACAACTATATCTACAAACTTAGGTATAATAGGTACTGGTTTCCAGTCTAAATTAAGGTAAGATAAATCACCGTTTATAGATAATTCATCTTTGTATTTTTGTATTGATTGTTCTCCCCTAGCGTATAGCCTTAGTTTATGAAACTCTGTTTGATTACCATAAAATCTGTTAGTACCAGAGTCACGTTTAAACCACTCTGCCTCAATAGCTTTTGCGACTTTAAGTCCATACTCAGGACTCATTTTTTCCATATCGCTAGCTACTTGACTAGGAAAATAACTTTTTACAACTGACTCAGCCATATTAATTCTTTATTAATTTTGAATGCATGCCAGATTGTTTATATCTAGCAAAACTTATGTTTACTTTTTGTTTTTCTTTTTTATTAATTGGATAATATAAATGTCTATTACAAGCCATAATTGCTAAACCACTACTAATGGTAGCATCAAACTTTGTTCTATTGTTTATATCATATCTTGCCCAATCATTTAAAGTTCTATTGAAATACATATTACCACATGTACCATCTGATTTAAGACCAACATGGTCTTGTATATACATTTCAATTGCAGCACCGTGTGCTTGTCTAATATCTTCACTTGAGTTAGGTATTCCACCAACTTCTCTTTCAGCAACAGATAATTTATTCCAAAGCTTATCAGGTCTATTCATACTAAAACCTCTATAACCCCTACGTTTTAAATAATATAATAATCTAGGTTTATTATTTTCTGCAAGTATTGGCATACCATAAAATACCAATGCCATTAATACATCTTCAAAAAATATTTCAGCAGTAGCGGGTCTAGCTACATATTCAAGAAAAAATTGATTTGGTGGTGCATCTTCCATGGAAAACTTACTTAATCCGTGTAAAGCTCCTTTTGATCCTTGACCATCGACAGTTCCTGATATATCATAACTGTCACAACCAAAAGCACCCATATGCTCATTACCAGGATATTTTCTTCCTTGCTTTAATATAATATTATTTTGTAATGATTTTTGTGGTATCCAAGATACCCTAAATCTACCTTTAGAATCTGGATAAAATATAACAGTACTATCTTTAACACCATTAACCCATTGAAAATTACCTATAGTTATAGCGTTTTCTTGATTTAATTCTTCGTTATAATCTATTTGCTCGTATATTTTTGCTAAATTAAATATACTGTTTTTTGTCTCATCTCTAAAAGCATGCTCTTCAGTCCTTGGAAACTGTCTATAAAATTCATTTAAAGCATCTCCATCATTTTTTAAACCTTCAGCTTCATTATCCCAGTGATCTATAACACCAATATCTATATAATCTCCATGAGGTCCCGTAACTTCTGTTTCGGGTGTATCGAATACAGGTATGCCATAAGAATCAATGAATCCCTCGTAGTTCCATTCCATAGGTATGAACAAACTATAGAGTCCCGAACTTGTTTGTCCATTTCTGTTTCTTTTTGTAACATCTGAATCTTTATAAAGTTTCTTAAAATTATCACCTCCTTTATCCAAAGCATTACTAGTAGATCCCATCATACATTTACCAATAATCCTGCTACCTAACCTTAATGTTGTTTTTGTTACACGCCAGTTATTTAATATATTATTAGGTCTTTCCCATTTACCACTTTCATCATGTACTAATAGTTTTAGCTTTTCACCATCATAACTATTATCTCCAGTGTTTTTCCAATCAATAGTTGTATCTAGTCCAGTTAACTCTTCTGGTCTATCATCTGTTGACGTAATGTTTCTTCTAGTTAACTTACTAGCTGGTACTCTATATGCTAGTTCTGTTTTAGGTCGATCCATACCGTCTTGAATTGGTTTAAAAAAGAACGGGTAGTTAACTGAAATAGGTACAACTTTATCCGTGAACATTTTTTTAGCATCAGGTCCAGATTTTGATAGTATACCAAATCTTGAATCTGAACTAATTGTAGCCATGTTTACAGCCTCACCTGAAGCCATAAAAGAAAAACCAGATCGTCTATTTTTAAGATAACACATACCGTAGCATCTATTATCCGCTTTACAAGCTTCCCAAAATATATAAAACAATCTATTAGCTTCTCTAAAATCAGGTTTACCTACATCAATCTTTGACCATTGTAGATACATGTAATGTGTACCAGTGATATAAGTTGCTTTTTCTTTATTATAAAACCAAAAACCTTCATCACGTCTACTAAACTCATTTTCTATGTAATCTATATAATCTCTTTTAAAGTAATCTGGATAACCTTTCCAATCAAATATAGTTTTTATTCTACTTAATTCTTTTGGATAATCTGATACCTCCCATGTATTAGATTTAAACTTTTGTACTTTTTTTGGTGCTTTTGGTAATGCTATCCTAAGATTTTGGATTTCATATATTTCACCAATTTGACCATTTTTTGATATAACGACAACATCATGTTCTTTATTGTATCCATATTTCCACTTTTTTGTTTTATTTAATCTCTTTATGGTGTTTATCTTGATAGGTTCTATTACTTGGTATAATGTTTGAGTATACATTATTTAGATTTCCTTTCAGCAAAACCACTCCAACTTTGTTTATCTTTCTTATCATTAACAACTCCATCTAATAAATTCTGCTCTTCCTGTATACGATTAAGTATTTCAAAAGCATCAAATATTGCTAGTTTTTTAGTTGCTGCCGCATTTTTAAGTCTATCAGCTGAAACATCATCATCAGTTTCTACTATAGGTTCTTTTGCTACTTTAATAAGTTCTTCAACAGCTCTATGTCCAGACTGGATTATATTCCTTTTCGTTTCCTTGATATTCATATTTAATAGTTAGATCTTTTGTTCTAACTCTATACAGTTTTTCACCATCAATAATAAATTCGTATTCACTATTTGGTGTAAAACCAACTAAATCACCTTCTTTTAAAAAAGTGCAATTAGCGTCTAGATATTTTAAAACACCTTTTAATTCATGTTCTTTATCTAAACTAAAAATATCATTAGAAACAATTGGTTTAACAAAAGAGTAACCTGGTAAAGGTTCCCATTTTGATTTTCTTTTATAAGCAAAAATTTGATCTATATTGCATAGATAATTATTGTCATCTATATAACTCTTACTGTTTTGTTCATCACCTCTTATATTATGAAATCTTCTAAAAATATTATGATGAACAATAACATTATCACCTATTTTTAAATTATTGTTTTCATTTAATATAGGTAATGACTTAATTATACCTACTCTATTAACGTTTTGATGTGTAAATATTTGAGTATTTAATATTAAGTCTGTATCGTTTATTTTTTTAGTATTGTTATACCTTTTATTGTTGTAAGGTTCTACAACAAAGCTAAAAATACTACGCATTAATATTCCAAATTATATTCCACAGATACAGCCATGTTTTTATTAAAATCTTTCCAAGGTAACAACTCGTTGTTCTTAGTAATAAAAACGCTAAACTTATCTTGATCTTCAATTATACTATCAATGATATGCCCTCCGTAGACCTCTTGACCTACAGAGTAATGCATAGCATCGTTTTTATAATCTTTACCAATACTAATTTTTCGTATCAGCTTGTCCATCTTGTTCAGGTATTTCAGTAAGAGTACCATCAGTTAAGTTAACAGATACTTTACCATATTTATCTTCAAGTTGTTTTTGAATCACTTGTAGTTCTTGTTGATGACCTTTTAGTGTTTCAATGCCTAGGGTTTTTTGAACCTCTAAACCACCAATTTGCATCTGAACTTGATTTATTGCGTTTACCTTTTCTTGAACTGATTTTAATTCTTCATCAGTAATCTTTTTTACATCTTGAGCGATGTCCTCTATTTTTACGTCTTCCATTGTATTTAATTTAAATTGTTAAAAATTATTCACCACCTTCTTCAGATGATTCTTCTTCAGTCTCTTCTTCTTCAGTCTCTTCTTCTTCAGTCTCTTCTTCTTCTGCTGGAGGTTCTTCTGCTGGAGCCCAAGGCATATCAGCATCTACTTGCGTAGGTGTTTTTGCTTCATTTATTTGTTTTTCGATCACTTCATTCATGTGATCAGTTGGGTGATTTTCTTTTGCCCACTCTATAACTTCAGCTTCTTTTAAATCAGCTAAAGGTGTAAAATCTTCAGCATCAGGCGCAGGAACTGGACAAGCACCCATAAAACTAGCTGTGTGATCTCCGTCTACCCCTTTATACTCAAAATTAATGTGTGTGATCACATCTGACAAACCGTCAAGTGATGGAGCTTTTTTTAAAGCCGTGATCTTCCATGTGTATGTAATTGCCATAACTATTATTTTAATTGTTTTTCTATGTTTATATTATTACGCTATTTTCACGTTTTTTACTTATATCCACTCGTTATCAGTTAATGTAACATAAATTATGTCTAAAGTATCATCATAATACCATTTTTTAGTATTATCATCTAACGTTATTGTTTTATAAGTGTTTTTATTTTTAGGTATATTACTGTTCATACCCCAAGATGTTTGTATTAAAACACATCCATCATTACAAATATTTTTTACTTTTTCAGCAAAAGATTCTAAATCATCAGGATGATCTTGATCAGCGTCCATGTATATACCATCAAATTTGTCTGTTATATTTTCTATAACATTTTTCCAATCACCTAATATTACTTCTACATTTTCTTTATCTTCTGCCCACTCTAAAGCTTTGTTATATATTTCTTCTTCAATCTCTATTATTACGTGTTTTGTTGGATTATTGCTTTGTACTTTATTTGCAGATATACCCAAACCAAAACCTACTTCTAATATATTTCCTCCATTTTCTGATACTATATCAGCTGTGGACTCTGAATATAAAGTAACATCACTATGCATAATTATCACGTCATCTTTATATATACTGTCTGTATTTATTACTATTCCCATTTTTTTAACATAAACTTTGTAGTGACCAAGCTGTACCGGTCCATCTTCCTTTTCTTATTCCAGTTGAATACCATACTAAACCACTAGGTTGAGCAGAGTTGCCACATGTTGCACTTGTATAGACTGGTGTACCTTGCGATATAACTAAATCTGAAGAGTTATCTGATTGAGCATATACGGTTACTGTATTAGTACTGTTACAAACTAAACCACCACCAAACTTACCTGTAGCATATTTAAACGTATGAGGTCTACGTGTTGTTTGAACTGTCATTAAACTAGAATAAGTAGTACCTTGAGAGTTTGTTGCATAACCCTTAACATAAACATTTTGACAAGCGCTAAAGTTACCAGCAGCTGGAATATCTTTACTAAAACCAGCTGTACCAGTTCCATCGGTACCTTGTGTTACACCAGATCCACCAATTATAGGATTTGAGTTAGATGTTGAGTAAACAATACCTTTACTTGTTATAGGTGCTCCTCCATCACTAGAAATGCTAACTGTTACTCTAAAAGAATCCCACTCAACAAGACTGTTAGTTATAGTAATACCACTTGGCGCTGTTGCTGAAGTACAATCTTGATCGTATCCGTAAAAATTTGAAAATTTATATGGCTTTAATATTGGCATAGTTTATAATTTTAACAAGTTCCATATGGATCACTTTCCATTATTCCGTTTGTAAAGGTTAATGCTTGAGAAGAGCAACCACAATTGTGATTACATCCATTACAACCAGAAGATCCGTTATTTGCTAATATAACGTCAATAGTGTAAGTACCACTTAACAAAGCCCCTGTATTTGGATTAGAATAAAAAGTTAATAAACTAGGTCCAGCAGCAGGCCAAAACTCACTAACAGTTGAACCAGCTTGAACAAAAACAGCATCTGAAATATCATTTCCATTTGAATCATATATTATAGCTCTAACTGTACAGCTAGATCCACAACCAGTACAACCACTTATAGGTGTTAAATCTTCAATAGCTACTGCGGCTGAAAAAAGATTTGAACCTGTGTTAGCCGCGTTGTTACAAGAATTAGTGTTAATAGCAGGATAACTTAATGTTGATCCTCCAGCACTACCACCTTCAAGCAAATCACGCATAGATATAGTACCCATGGTTTGACTACCATTGTAATTATTATACTTTCTCTCTCTGGCTATTTTAACCATACTTAAAGCTCCACTAGTTGGTACTGCCATTACTTAATTTGTTTTTTAAGTTCTTCTATTTCCTTTTTTAAATCTTTTATAGCTTCAATTAAGTAACCTGTTATATTACCATATGCTACAGCTTTATACTCACTATCATTACTTACTAACTCAGGTGCTACTTTTTCTAGTTCTTGAGCTATAACACCACTACCATCTTTTTCATCTTTAGTAAAGCTTACACCTCTCATTTTGTAAACTTTAGAACCATCCAATGTTTCTATATCAGTTTTTAATCTTTCATCTGAATAAGCTACAACATCTGTAGTTGCAGTTATTTTACCACCAAAAACAGCGTCACCTGTAGCAGATATTTTTAAATCGTATCTTGAGTCTGTCATATTATATATAACAAATCCTTGACTATCAACACTTATTTCCCAATCATCATACGAGGCTGGAGTAAATTTTATTTGACCTCCATCATTATCAAGCTCTATATCTCCAGCTACTTTTAATGATGTGCTTGTACTGCCTGGGTCTAAATAATAACCCGTGCTATCTATGTCAATAAGCTGTTTAGTATAAAAAGTACCACCTTGATGAAACTCATGTGTGTATTGTCCACTGTTACCAGTTTTTATTTGTAGTCCATCACCACTTCTTTTTAATTTAACATTTGTATCTCCATCATTGCTAGCAAAACATAAATTTGGCTCACTACCACCTTCAGCAGACATAGATGTACCAAATATTAATTTATGTTCGTGAGTTGTATTAGTTGATGCCGTACTAGTAGGATTTGTAGTAATATCTATTTCACTAGATAGAGCTTCAATAGTAAAATAATAAGTAGCAGCATTAGAAGAACCAGATTTATAAGACATGGTGTATTGACCATTACTATCACTTTCTACTTTTATAACTCCATCAGTGTAATTACCACACGATGATGTTATGTTTACATCTTGATGATGATTAACAATAATTTCAGCTGTAAAAGCTCCAACATGACTATTACCATGTGACGTACCTGTAACTTTTACTATACTAGCTAACTGACTACTATCAGTTGATACAGAATAAACTCTAACATAAGAGTTGCTAATAGAAGCTGTACATTGTTTTTTACCTTTTGATAATACATGACCCGTAGCTTCAATATCTCCACCAGAAACTAATCTTAAACAAGATGCGTTATTAGATCCTAGGTAAAGCTCATCACCTGCGTGAGCAAATATACCTATAGCGTTTGTTCCAGCATTTTGTACAGAAAGTGAACTGTCAGAGTCAGCATGTATATTAATAGTGCCTCCTAAAACAGAACCACTAGCTGGATTAACATAATAATTAGTATCATTAGAATCATAGAATACCGGAGCTCTCATATCAACATATCCTTGAATCGCACCACCCCCATGTATTCTCATTCTTGTTGTAGCAACTGTATTGTTTGCGGCAGCAGTTCCAAATATAATATTAGAGCCACCATTAGGACCCTGTAATCCTATATGTGCGTGTGATTTTCCTGTATCTATAAAAGCTCCTGAGTTAGGATTTCTTTGGGTGTTAAATTGTAAGTTATTTCCGTCAAAATCTAAAAATCCTGCGTTACCACTTCCTGTACCCAATATCATTTCTCCACCAGAATTAATTTTCATTTTTTCTGTACCGTTTGTAACAACAAAATAAGTATCAGCAGCAGGAAAACCAAAATAAGTATTAGTATCTCCTACGTGGTATATGTAATCTGGTATCCATACAGGTGCTCCAAAAGTTGAATTTCGATTAGAATCTATTGTAAGTCCTGTACCACCAGCTGTAACAACTGTAAAATGATCATTACTAGGAAAACCAAAATATGTATCAGAACTAGGATCGCCTTTGTGTGAAATATAATCTTCAATTTGAATATTATTCATAACACTATTACTTGCTGGATTTACATAATAATTTGTGTTATTAGAATCATAATATGTAGCAAATGAAGCTGTATGAGTACCGCCATAAGAGGCTATGTTACCATTAATTGATAAAGGTTTGCTAAAATAAAAAGTACCTCTATCTGTACTTATATGAAAATAGCTAGTATTACCAGAGCCAAGATTACCACTACCGGTAGATGTCGTAATTTGTAAACCATTACCACCATGTGACAAAACTGGGTAATAGTTATGATTACCTGCTGATAACTCTATTTCGTCAAATCTTATTGCCATATCTTTTTATATTAATCTTCTAAATTTAAATCTCATTATTTTACTTCCTCCATTATCTAAAGCCGCGTTATATGCTATATTATGTTTTACCTGCAGCATTAAATCATGTGAATCTGTACCTAGAGCTCTTTGCGTTCTAAACTGTACATCACCAGCGTTAGGAGCATGACCAGCTCTATGAACAATTATTTCATCTACATTTGTACTATTAGTAGCAGATTCATACCAACTTATTGTTGCAGAGTAGTATTCTCCGTAATGTTGACCACCAACACCATAGTCATTTACATAAACCTGCATAGCGTAAGTTCCCGTTGCTAAATCAGTCCCATCAATACCAGTATCAGTCCATGTATTTGCAGCCAACTGGAATGTCATTGCAAATTCTTTTACTTGATCAATAGACGTTCCACTTGATAATGTTTGTAAACCTTTGTGTTCAAATTTACCATCTTCGTATATTTTAACTTTGTCACCACCGCTAGCACCTATACTAATAAAATCTGTACTACCACTAGCGCTCTCACATTTGAACTCCCAGTTTTCATTACCACTATGATTTATGCCAAGGAAAATATTACCATCTGTACAGAACTGTTGTATTTTTCCTTTTATATTTAAAGATGTACCTGTAGCTGATGGATCAACATAATAACCTGTATCATTTAAATCATAGAATATTGGAGCTCTTGCAGAGGTTGATCCATATGTATGGTTAGCTTCAATTATACCATTACTTTCTAATGTATATGTTCCACTATTGTTAAAGTTTGTTGTAGGATTTTTTGTAAAGTAAGAACCACTTGTAGTTTGGGCTACATTCCAATCACCCATGTAATCTATACTATCATTATAATAACAAGCTCCGTGAACTTTAGCGACGTGCACTGTAGCATAACTCCATGATGAGTTTGTTTCACCAATAGCAATACATCTTCTTTCGTTAGTACCATCGTTTCTTCTACCAAAATAAATTGGTTTGTCTAAAGCACCTATAACTTGTACGTTTACATTGTACCATTGTGTAGTACTAGTATTACTATTACCACCAGTGTTCCAGTTATGACCACCAATTATAAGTTTTGACGCACCTGCTCCAGAATATTCGTATATGTCTATTTCCATATACATCATATCGTAGTTAGCTAGTGTTCCTGGTAAATCTATTACAATTTGACCTGTTGTGGTGCCTTGACCATCCCATGATGCTTCTTTACCTGGATATACTATCTTTGGATGTGTGTAGTCACCAAAACCTAAATGACCTACTGTACCTATAGACACACTACCATATGTTCTTACAGCTCTATCGCTACTATAAAGGTCTGCATAGTAACTAGTATTATCTTTATCATAGAATATTGGTGTTCTAACACTATCATTTACATTTAGATAATGATGTATATTTGTAAAAGCATTACTACTTTGTACTGCCCAACTTTGATCAGGAGATAATGTTCCAAAATACCCACTTTCAGCGTAAACAGTACCTGTTGCATTGTTATTACCGTCTTTAAATTTAATTTGACCGTAGCCAGTATCACCGTATTTATAATCTAAAGTACTATCATTTCCGTTATCAACAAATCTTACATTATCTTGGAAATGTAATTGATTAACTTGATCAATATCTTTACCACTCATGTTAATGTGAGCGTTATATAAAAATACTGGGTCTGTTGAATCAGCTACACTTAATCTAGTTGTACCTTCAAACACCATAGCGAAAGCATCATTTCCAGTAAATCCAAAGTATGTATGAGTATCACCTTTATGATATATGTAATCGTCTATCTCAATGTCATTCATTGCGCTAGTACCTGCTGGATCAACCCAATAGGATGTATTAGCCCAATCATAAAATTTATTTGCTGTAACATCACCTCCATTTGTGTGTAAACCTCTATTACCACCTGTTAGTATTTCAGCTAATGAAGGCTCGTCACCATTTATTTCATAAAATCCTGGTTTTGCAAATTGTAATTTAGCATTAGCATTGGTAGAGTAGTAATGGAAAAATCTAATACCGTTATTCAATGTAGATCCAGCACTACCCATTTTCCAAGCATTGCTTGAATTCATTATTTTTTGGCCGGTATCACATCTGTATATACCTTGTAAATCGCCACTACCAGTTTTGGCGGTTGTATTATCATCATTATTAGCTTGTATAACACCAATAGATACACACCATACGTCTTGAGGAAAACTACCTAAATTAGGATAATGAAAATAAGGGTTTGTATTAGAATTACCAGATAAGTCTGTTATTTGATTTGTACCAGCACCAGTACCATGATATACGTTACCAGTTCCCTCGCTGCTAATTCTTTTTATATAAACTATAGATAAATGAGCTTTGTTTATATCTAAATTGTTAATAGCTTTTACATAACCACCATCATAATCATTATTAGTATCACCAGATGTTTCAGCTGCTAAAGTTCTTTCTCCGTGAGGACCATCAACCCATTTAGTTGTTATTTCACTACCACCAAAGTTACCTCCATACCAACCTGTTTGAGCACCAGTACCGCCTTCAGCCCAAGAAGATGATGTAGCTTTATTTAATCTATATCCTTTTATAGCATCACCAGAGCCATCTGTAACTTCTTTTGAAAATGATGTATATGTTGAAAAACTTGTTTCAGTATTTGTTAATGTTAGTCTATCAGTACCACCAGTTCTTAGCTTTATACTATCAGTTTCAAAATATAAATATGTATCAGTATCTCCATTATGATATATATAATCATCTATACTTATTTCATTAAGCACACTACCACTTGATGGGTTCACGTAGTAACCTGTGTTATCTGAATCGTAGAATAAAGGTGCTTGCATATTGCCTGTTGCTAGAACAGTACCACTACCATAAACTCTAAGTAAGTGGTTATTAGCAAAATGACCTATACTAACAAAGTTATCGTCGGATCCATTTGCGTGCCAATAATAACCTAAATAACCAGAATTTTTTGTACTACCTGATTTACCTACTAATATTATTTCACTTTCTCCTTGAACTAAGTTACCGTTATATACTTCAATACCGTGATTAAATGTTGTGTGGTTTAAGTTGTTAATTCTTAAAGCTGGACTACCACCTGTTCCAGCGCTACTTATTACTACGTCACCTATAAAAGTTGCTGATTTAGCGCCATTACCACTATTACTGTTACCACCGTTTAATTGAAGTAATATATTACCAGAACTATCTACGAATTTATGACCTTCATTAGCATGTGCTCCGTACTCATTCCAATAAGCATTAGTTCTTATGTATTTACTTACATCGGAATTATCTGTTGTTTTGAGTATTAATTTAGCAGTTGTACCACTTGTTCCACTTTCTAATCTTAAATCACCACCAAATTTTGATGTTCCAGTACCCGCGAATGTTGCGGTACCAGCTGCATTTAATGATGTGCTAGCGTTTGATGCGTCTAAATAATAAGCTGTATTATCTTGATCTCTAAATATTTGAGCTGTAACATTATTTACAGTTCTTATGTGACCATCTCCATATATAGTAACCTTTTCTGTACCACTAACATCATATATTAATGTGTTAGCTGCAATACCCGATGTATTATTGTGAAGTGTAAAACCAGTTGTATCTGTACCAGCTATGTTGAATTTTAATTTTGCTGTTCTTGTAGATGAAGAACTATCTAATGATCTAATAGTTAACTCACCATTATTAGTACTGGTACCAATTTCTACATCACCGCTAAACGTTGTATTTCGGTTAGTGTCAAAGGTTGCTACTACATCATTTACTCCTGCACCACCCGCGTATATAACAACGTCATTACTGCTTGATTTTAAAAACAATGGTTTACCAACAGCATATACCCATGATGCATTCCAATCAGAAGCACCATAATTAGGAGCATGACCTACACGAAGTTCACTGCTACCAGATTGACCAATAACATGTTCTACATAAGCACCACCACCCGTATTAGTGTTTCTCCATGTTTGTATAAATCCAGAGTTACCATGATCTACATCAGCACTGTATTCACCTGCAACCTTAATAGCAAGGCTCGTGTTAGCTGGGTCTATATAGTAAGCAGTATTAGCACGATCGTAGAATATAGGTGCTCTTAAATCACTTGTTGCGTCAAATGTACCTAAAACAAAACTAGATCCATTACCAGATAGTCTACCAAATTCTACTTTATTATTCTTGTTGTATAAATGTAAAGTACCAGCACTAGTACTATCATTATTAATCCATATCTTCCAACTTTCCCAAGCAGAAACCATATGTGTACTAGCACCACCAAACGTAATGTGATCTTCGTTATCTGACCATATATTTAATTTTGATCTAAACGTTGTAGAGGTTGCAGTTGTAGCATCTAAACCATAGTCACCTCTTCTGTGTGGAAATATACTAATTGAACCGCCGTCACCTATAAGAATATCATCATCGTCATATATACCACTATTACTACTACCATCAGTAAATGTTCCAATTTTTATTTGAGAATTAGCTTCTGGTAAGATTGTTGTTCCGTAAATATTAACATTACCATTTTGTGATAGTCTAAATATAACGTTACCTGTACCAGTTGTACCATCACCAACCTCAAAATAACTTGTACCGTTATTGTTGTTACTATCAATATTAAATCTTATGTGGTTATATGAGTTTAATGTAATGCTATCATTAAAAGTACCACCATAACTAGAAGTTAAAGAATGCTCAAAGGCAGTTCCATATGAATCTGAGTCCCATGTAAGATATAGTCCACCAAATCTATATAATTTAGAATACGAGTTATTTACAGATCTACCGTAAATATGATTAGTAGTAATTAACTCACCAACGCTTGTAGATCCTGTAAATGTTTTATCTCCTGATATTGTTTGACTTGTATCAGTGGTTACCATATTTGATGGTGCACTAGCTGAAATTCCTGTTAAATTGCTACCATCTCCGTAAAAATAAGTACCTGTTACAGTACCGGCGAAAGTAGCATTTCCTGCAGCAGTAACTCTAAGTAATTGACCTGCAGAATCTACTCTATCTAAATTGAAAGAATTTGTTGATGAATCTATACGGAAACCATAGTGTATTGTACTATCTGTCGGTTGTAAACTTAAAGCAACATCACCTGCTGTATTGCTTCTTACTCGTCTTGCTTGAACATCACCATCTGAATTTATTTCAAACCTATGACCCGCTGTTCCACCAGTTGTCGCGTCGTAAATATAAAATAAATTTTCAGCATTAACATTATTTGTACCATCACCACCAGTACCAAGTCTAAACTCTCTAAGATCTGATTTAAATGCAAGCTCTGCATAACTATTAGTAGCAGCTTGCTCGATCATTATTCCTCTATTATCACCGGATGTATTTTTTATATGAACATGATGACTAGCTGTATGTGTTCCACCAACAGATAGCTTACCTGCAAAAGTTGCAGCGCCAGCCACTTTTAATGAGGTAGCTGTGCCCGCTGGATTTAAAAAGTAATTAGTATCATTTGAATCATAAAAAATTGGAGCCAAGACATCACCTGTAAAAGTTGCATTACTTTGATCAAATTTTAAAACTGTTGTATCAGGTGTATTATCAGCAGCATCAGATCTTCTTAATTCAAACCTACCATAAGCACCTTGTTCACCTATAAACGCCCATGATCTACTAGACGTTTGACCAGACGTGTGAGGCCACACTATAGATCTTACAGAGCTATTAAAATGAAGACTTCCTTGTAAAGGATAACCTGAGCCAGC